TTTAGTATTTTTAAATGGTGTTTATCAAAGGCCAACAACCGACTATACAGTTTCCGGAACAACAATAACTTTTGGTACGGCACCAGAAAATGCCACAGCAATTACAATTAAAGAATTAGTTGAAGGTGCAAATACTTTTAATGATTTAGGTTTAGTAAGGTCATTTACTGGTGATGGTTCGACAACAGGTTTTACTGTATCGGCAGATAAACAAATAGACCAATTTTTAGTATTTGTAAATGGTGTTTTTCAAAGACCGACAAATGATTTTTCATATTCAGGAACAACTTTAACTTTTGGCACGGCACCGGCAAATGCTGATGTAATTAATGTAAAAGAATTAGCCGAAGGCACAGGTAGTGCATTATTAACAATTGTTGATGATTCATCAACTACTTCTACAATTAACGCTGGCGAATCTATTAAGATAACAGGTAGTGGTGGAGTAACAACAAGTTTAACAGGCGACACTTTAACAATTGCAGGCGCAGCTCAATTAACTGTACAAGAAGAAGGTTCTTCTTTATCAACAGCAGCTTCAACATTAAACTTTGTTGGTTCTGGTGTAACTGCTTCAGGTTCAGGTGCAACTAAAACAATTACAATACCAGGTGGCGGTGGTGATATATTTAAAAATATTGCAATGCCAGACGGTTCAACAGTTGTAGCAGCTGATAGTGCAACTGACACATTAACTTTAGCACAATCGGGTTTAGTTACTATTACAGGTAATTCAGGTTCAGATACAGTTACAATTGGTACAGCTGCAAATGCACAACTACCATTTTTAAAAGCTGATGGTAATTCCTCAGACATAGATTTTCAAACATCTGGTACTATCGGTGACATACTAAATAATTTACATATACCATTTACAAAAGCAGATGGTTCAGATGTAACAACATTGGTGGTAGCATAAGATGGCAAATAAAACTCCAGTAAAAGCAACATTTACCGGTTCTAATGTAACAGGTCTTGCAGAGTTTCAAACCTCAGACACAATCGCAATTGCAGATGGTGGTACAGGTTTAGGTGCAGTAGGTTCGGCAGGTCAGGTTTTAAAAGTAAATAGTTCAGGTAATGCTTTAGAATATGGAGCAGTTGAAGCAATTTTAAATATTGATGGCATGACAGACGGCTCGAGTATTACACTTGCAGACGCTGATAAACTTGCAGTATCAGACGCAGGCACAGAAAAATTTATAACAGCAAGTAACATAAAAGGTTATATTGCAGGTTCAACAATTAATTTTACAGGAACAGTACAGATAGGCGGTAAAGCGGCCGCTACTGAACCGTTTGCGATTGCACAAGCTGTCGCTTTAGGTTAAGGATAAATAGTTTTATGGCAAACCCAAATACAAGAGAAACATTAAAACAGTACGCTTTGAGAAATCTAGGTAAGCCTGTTATAGAAATAAATGCCGAAGATAGTCAATTAGAAGATAGAATTGATGAAGCGTTACAGTATTATGCTCAATATCATTATGATGGTATTAGAAGAACATATTTAAAATACAAATTAACATCAGCTGATAAAACAAGATTATCAAATACTAACGCAATAACAGAAAGTGCTACAGATGGCACTACAACAACTACTTGGAATGAAGACCAAAACTATTTAATTGTTCCTCAATCAGTTGTATCAATTATTAATATTTTTCCTTTTTCTAATAAAGGTAATCTAAACTTATTTGATGTAAGATACCAATTAAGATTAAACGACCTTTATGATTTTTCATCTACAAGTATTATAAACTATGATGTTGTATTAAGACATTTAGATTTTTTAGACCACATTTTAGTAGGTGAAAAACCATTAAGATATAATCAACACGATAATAGACTGTATATTGATATGGACTGGACAAATGATTTAGCTACAGACGAATATATCGTAATCGAGTGTTACAGAAAATTAGACCCGGAAAGTTTTACAGATGTTTATAACGATTTATATTTAAAAAGATATGTTACAGCATTATTTAAAAAACAATGGGGTGCTAACTTATCCAAATTTGGTGGCGTTGCTATGGTTGGCGGTGTTACTTTAAATGGTCAACAAATCTATTCAGAGGCGTTGCAAGAAGTTGATAAGTTAGAGCAAGAAATAAGAAGTACATACGAATTAAATCCAGCAATAATGATAGGATAATGTCATGGCAGTTAATCACCATTTTCAAGGCGGAAACGGCATTGGCAATACCAACGAAAAAAAACTCTACGAAGATTTAATTATCGAAGGCCTAAAAATTTACGGCCATGATGTTTACTACCTACCAAGAACACTAGTTAATCAAGACTTAATATTAGGTGAAGATAGTCTATCTAAATTTGATGACTCTTATCTAATAGAAATGTATGTAGAAACAACAGAGGGTTTAGCTGGTGAACAAGAATTAATTAATAAGTTTGGTTTAGAAATAAGAGAAGAAACAACTTTTATGTTATCTAAGCGTAGATGGAATGACGCTGTAGATAGTTACCATACAATGATTAAAGAGGGTAGACCTAATGAGGGTGATATTATTTACTACCCATTATTAAATAAGTTTTTTGAAATTAGTTTTGTAGAAGACCAAGAGCCATTCTTTCAATTAGGCAATTTACCTGTTTACAAGTTAAGAGCAAGAACATGGGAGTACAGTTCAGAAAGATTAGATACTGGCGTTACAGATATTGATAGTGCTGAAGACCAATTTAGTTTGGATATGTTGGCACATCAATTTATGTTAGAAGATGGTACAGGTGCTTTACAATTAGAAAATGATAGTGTCAACGGAGATAAAAATTACTTTATCAATGAAGAATATAATATACAAACACAATCAACATATGCAGATAATTTAGATTTAGACGCAGCTGCTGGTTTCAATACTGCTGATACTTCAGATGACATATTAGACTTTACAGAAAGAAATCCATTTGGCGAGGTAGATAATTAATGTTTGGACATTTTTATAACGAAGGTATGAGAAAGATGACCGTTGCTTTTGGTCAAGTCTTTAATAACATACAAATTAAAAGAAGAGGCTCAGATAGTACAATACAATCTATTAGAGTACCTTTAGCATATGCACCTAAAGAAAAATTTTTAGTTAGACTAGACCAACAACCTAGTTTAGATGACAGACAATTTGCAGTTACATTACCTAGAATGGGTTTTGAAATATCAGGTATTGAATATGATGGTAGTAGAAAATTAACAAAAGTACAAAAATTTAAATCTACTAGAGAAAATTCAGGCGTTATGAATTATAATTATATGCCTGTGCCTTACAATATATCTTATAACTTATATTGTTTTACAGCAACTGCTGAAGGCGGTTTACAAATTGTCGAACAAATATTACCTTACTTTCAACCAGATTATACTGTAACTATTAATGTTATACCAGAAATGGGAATAAAAAGAGATGTCCCTATTGTACTAAATAATATTAATTACGAAGACAGTTATAGTGGAGATTTTGAAAGTAGAAGAGCAGTAATATATACATTAAATTTTACAGCAAAAACATACTTATATGGACCTGCTTCAACTCAAAAAGTTATCAGAGAAACACAGGCAGATATGCACACGGATTTACCACAATCCACAAGAGAAGAAAGAATAGTGGTAATACCAAATCCAGTAAGTGCTGACGCAGATGACGACTTTGGTTTTACAACGACCATATCATTTTTTGCAGATGGTAAGAATTATGATAAAGATAGAGATGAAGATGTATAAATATAAGAAAGAATTAGAGGAAAACTATGCCAATAAGTAAAATCGGTTCAAAAGGAATTAAAGACGCAGAATTAACAGCTGATGATTTAGCACCAGGTACAGTTACCAATGCTAAATTAGCAAATAGTTCAATGACACTAAACGGAACAGCAGTTTCACTAGGTGGTTCAGCTGATATTGGTACTCAATGGCAATCTGAAATTACAGCAGATGGTTCTACAGCAACAACAGCAGTTGCTGGCGAAGGATATTTTTTAAACACAACTTCGGCAACTCATACAATTAATTTGCCTACTTCACCAAGTGTTGGTGATGAAGTTGATATAGTTGACTCAAGAACAAAATTTGCTACAAACAATGTTACAGTTGGTCGTGGCGGTTCAAATATTCAAGGTGAAGCTTCAGATGTAACTTTAAATCAAGACGATACAAAAGTTAAATATGTTTATTCAGGCGCAACAAGAGGTTGGATTGCAGTAAATGATGAAAGATTAACACCACAATATGTAACTGCCTCAGGTGGTACAGAATCAACATCAGGTGATTACAAAATTCATACATTTACATCATCATCAAACTTTGTTGTTTCAAGTGCCGGTAATGGTTCAGGTTCAACTACAATGGATTATTTAATAGTTTCTGGCGGTGGTTCAGGCGGTTCAGATAATGGCGGTGGCGGAGGCGCAGGTGGTGTGGTTTATGCTACCAGTCAACCAGTTTCAACACAAACATATCCTGTAACAGTAGGCGCTGGAGGTGCTAGTGCTCCTGACGGAAATACTCCTGGAAGACCAGGTAACAATTCAACATTTAATTCACAACCTGTTTATTATGGTGCAGGTGGCCGTACTTCAGGCTCAACATCACAACCAGGTTCTAACTATGCGAACGGCGGTGGTGGTGCAGGTGTTGTTGATAATTGTGGTTCTGCTGGTGCAGGTATATCAGGCAATACACAATCGCCTGTAACAGGAACATATTATGGCGGTAATGCCGGCGGTGCAGGTAAAGAAGCTTCAGGTCCTACTTATAGAGCAGGTGGCGGCGGAGGAGCTAGTGCAGTTGGACAAGCAGCACCAAGTTCAACTCCAGCATCAGGCCATAGTGCA